GATTCTAGTGATGGTGGTAATTATGGAACAAGATTTGGAGCATATAAAATAATAGGAGCATAATGACAAGTATATTAAAAGTAGACACGATACAGGACGCAGACGGTAATAACATTATCAACGAAAGTTCTAATACTATTACTATCGGTGCATCTGGAGACACTACAAACATTGTAGGAACTTTACAGAACAATGGTGCTGCTGTTGGTGGAGATAACACTCCTGTTTTTTCTGCAAAAGTTGGATCAACTCAAACTGTATCTAATAATTCTTTCACAAAAATTGCTTTTGATACTGAAGAAAAAGATAGTGATGGTGCATTTGACACTTCAAGTTATAGATTTACAGTTCCATCTGGTAAAGCAGGAACTTATATGCTTGGAATGATTATGTATACTAACCCAAATAACGATCAATTAGTAGAAAGTTATGCTATGATATATAAAAATGGTTCTAGTTTAGTATCTAACAATATATTTTATGGAAGTAGTGCAAGACCAGATTCAGATGTTCAAGTTGTTAATACAGTAGTTGATTTAGCAGTTTCAGATTATATAGAAGGATATGTTTATTCATTGTGTGCATCTAGTAGTTCTACAAGATTATTTGCAGGTCTTAACAATGCAATTTTTGGATATAAAATAATAACTTAGGAGAAACTATGGCATTAACTAGAATAGGACCAAATCAATTATTAAACTTAGCAAGCAATGTTACAGGAACGTTGCCAGCAGCTAATGGTGGTACAGGTGCAACTAGCTTTAAGGCAGGTAAAGTAGTGCAAGTAGCACAATCAGTAAACTCAACAGCAATTACACCATCTAGTGCAACTGTTATCACATCTTTATCATTTACACCTACTAGTTCATCAAACAAAGTTATGTTGTTTGCAAACTGTGCTCAAATTAGAAAAGCCGATGCTGGAACAGGCTCTGCAGCATCAATAAGAGTTTATGTAGGTAGCACAGCGACTAATTGTAAATCTGAAAATGAAGGTTATCCAGAAAGTGAAAGTGATACTAGAGGAAATATAACTTGTGTTGGTCATCACGATTGTTGGAGTGGTGCAGAAACAGTTTCTGTAAAAACTGATGGATTTGGAAGTAATATTACTTATTCAAATCAAGATTCTCCAACAACTTTAATTGTTATGGAGGTAGAACAATAATGGCAATAGAGCATATAGATTTAATTGTTAAAGCAATTTTAGAAATAAATCCTAATGCAAAATATGCAATTAGAGGTAATGATATTCAAAATATTGAATGGTTGGAAAACACTACACCTATAGCAGCAGCAGACATAGAAGCTAAGATTGCTCAATATCCTAGTGCTGAAGAGCAAAATGCACAAAAAGAAACAGAAAAAGCATCTGGCAAACAAAAACTCAAAGATTTAGGATTAACCGACGCTGAGATAAAAGCACTGACAGGAGCGTAATAAATGCTCGGTTTCAATGCCATATCTGCTCTTCCAATATCAAGCACAGTATTTGATCCTAACGTTACAGTTAACGTAACAGGAAGTCCTTTAACACTATCTATAGGAGCAGCATCAACACTAGCAGGTGCCCTTGTTAATGTAACAGGGAGTCCTTTAACAGCATCTACAGGAAGTGTAGTAATTAATGCTGCAGCTAATGTAACTGTTGCAGGAAGTGGTTTAACTCTTGCTGCAGGAAGTGTAGTAATTAATGCAGCTGCTAATGCGGTTGTAACTGGAAACCAATTGACGTTGAACACAGGAAGTGTTACATTGATCGGTAAAGCAAATGTAACGCCTGATGCAACACCTTTGACTATAACTGTTAAGGATGCAACGGCAATAACATGGAGTGAAATAGATCCAAATACTAATAGTGTTTGGGTAGAAATAGACCCGATTTAATATGGCATCAACATTTTCAACAAATTCAAAATTAGAGATTATCACAACTGGTGAAAAAGCTGGTCTTTGGGGTAATATAACAAATACCAATCTACAGATATTAGAGCAACTTGCTACAGGTTATCTATCTCTAAGTGTGGCCTCTGCCGATGTAACACTAGCCTTGGACAACGGAGCAACCTCTAACGGTAAAAACATATACTATAAATTAACAGGTACACTAGCTGCTAACAGAACTGTGACGATGCCTAGTGGTGCAGAAAGATATTTTATAATAGAAGATGCAACAACTAGGACCACAAGTAATTTTACATTAACAGTAAAAACAGCTTCGTCTTCTAATCCTGTAACAATTGCACCAGGATCTATTGTAAGTTTAATATCTGATGGAACAGATACAACAGAATCTATTTTACAAAAAGGATATTATACAGTCAACTCTTCATCTGTAACTGCATACACTGCAGTAAAAAACGATCAGATAATTGCAATAACAAATACTAACCCTATAACAATTACATTACCAGCTTCTGCTGCTACAGGGGACGAAGTAACAATTATAGATGGTGGTAACTTCTTTGCATCTAACAATCTTACAGTAAATAGAAATAGTCACAAAATAAATGCGGGAACTTCTAATTTAGTTTTAAATGTTAACGGTCAAGCAGTAACACTTCTCTATGTTAACGTAACTGTTGGCTGGGTATTGAAGTCAACTAACCAGTAGGAGCAAAAATTATGGCTCTCATTGATTTCAAATTTAAACCTGGAATCGACAAACAAGATACGACTGTCGGTGCAGAATCGCGTTGGGTGGATTCTGATAACGTTAGATTCAGATACGGCTTACCAGAAAAAGTTGGTGGCTGGTCTTCTTTAGTATCAGATACAATAGTTGGTGCAGTTAGAAAACAACATTCTTTTGTTGATTTAGATGGTAACAGATACGTTGCACTAGGTTCGGATAAATTCTTACTTATATATTTTGAAGGACAACTTCATGATGTTACACCAGTAAAAGCTACGATTAGTTCTGTTGTTATGTCTGCTCAAGATGCAACACAAGAAGTATCTTTAACATTTTCTTCAGCACATAATTTAGAATCAGGTGATATTATTTTATTAGATAGTGTAACAGTTCCAACTGGTATTGGTCTAACTGATGCTGCTTTTGAAGATAAATTATTTCAAGTAACAAGAGTAACATCATCTTTAATTGCTATCGTAACAGGATCACAGACCACAACCGGTGCAGCAGGTGGCGGATCTTGTAGTGTTATACCATATGAAAAAGTTGGTCCTGCAGCTCAGTCTTATGGATATGGTTTTGGTATTGGTAACTTTGGAGGCACAGTATCTGGAGTTGCAACAACAACTTTAAATGGTGCTTTAAATGCGGACACTGCTGGTACGGGAGGATCTGGTACAGCAATAACTTTAACATCTGTTACAGGCTTTCCAACAAGTGGTGGGACAATAGCAGTTGGTAATGAATTGATAACTTATACAGGAATAAGTTCTAACGATTTAACTGGTATCACCAGAGGTACAAATGGTACAGCAACGATTGGTACATCAAATGGACAAGCACACAGCAGTGGTGCAACAGTTACGAACGCTACAAACTTTTCTGGTTTTGGTAGTGCAGTAAACGCATCAACTGTAGTTTTAGAACCAGGTCTTTGGAGTTTAGATAACTTTGGACAAGTTCTTATAGCAACTATTGCAAACGGTAAAACATTTACTTGGAACGCTGGAGCTGCAACACCTTTATCAAACAGAGCATCAACTACAACATCTGGTTTTGAAACAGGAAACAATCCTACAGCATCAAGAGTTACATTAATATCACCAACAACAAGACACTTAATTCATCTTGGAACAGAGACAACTATCGGTGATACAACCACACAAGATGATATGTTTATTAGATTTTCTGATCAAGAAGGTATTAATACTTATGCACCGTCTGCTACAAATACAGCAGGAACACAAAGATTACAAGACGGCACTAAAATAGTAGGAGCTCTAAAAGCAAAAGAAGTTATCTTGATATGGACTGATAATGCTTTGTATACTATGAAATTTATAGGTTCTCCTTTTACATTTAGTTTTGAACAAGTTGGAACAAACTGTGGTTTGATAGGTAAAAACGCAGTTGTTGAAATAGATGGAGCTGCGTTTTGGTTAAGTCAAAAAGGTTTCTTTTTATTTGATGGTACAGTAAAATCTTTGCCTTGTACTGTAGAAGATTTTGTATTTAATAATTTTGATACTACAAAAGGACAACAAGTTTCAGCAGGATTGAATAACTTATTTACTGAAGTTACTTGGTATTATCCTTCAGCGACATCTTCTTTTAACGACAAGTATGTAGTGTTTAATTATGGTGAATCTTCAGGTGTACCTGGTGGAGTTTGGTACACAGGAACAGAAGCAAGAACTAGTTGGATGGATGCAACTATATATCCTAATCCATACGCTACTAAATACAGCAGCACGGCTGATGGAACATTTCCAGATGTCATAGGTCAAGACGGTTTAGGACAAACAAAATATTTTGAACATGAGGTAGGAACGGATCAAGTAAACGAAGATGGATCTACTACAATAGTTTCTTCTTTTATAAAATCTTTTGATATAGATTTAGAACAAAGAAGAAAAAATGCATCAGGACAAGCTGTTGGAAACACATTAGCAGGTGAATTATTCTTAGCAGTTAGAAGATTTGTTCCAGATTTTAAAGATTTACAAGGTAATTCAAAAGTAAGTTTAGCTGTAAAAAGATATCCACAACAATCAGATACCACTACAACGTTGAGTCCTTTTACAGTTGATTCTACAACAGATAAAAAAGACACGAGAGCTAGAGGTCGTTTTGTAAATGTAAAAATAGAAAACGATGCAGCTAGTGAAAAGTGGAGATTTGGAACTTTAAGATTAGATATACAACCAGATGGGAGACGTTAATGCCAAAGATTAGTGTAAGAATACCAGAACCAAAAGAAGAATATGATTTTTCTAACCAAAAACAAATAAATAGAACTTTGTCTTTGGTTGTTGAACAATTAAATTCTACATATTTAAGTGAAACAAAACAGGAGCAAGAGAGATTCTCTTGGTTTATAAGTGGCTATTCC